CAATGGGTTCTAAAAAGCCTTATGTATATGGTTTCTTCAAAAACGCTGATATGACATTTGATTCTAATTTTTCAGCATCGGTAACTGTGTTGGGAAATCAATCATTCTTATTTGATGCACAAGAAGCAGTAACTCCAATGATTCAATCACAATTGATTAGTGGTGAGAGATTCCCATTATTCCAATTTGAAACATTAGGTGTTGGTAACTCAGCAAATACAAAAGTTAAAGTTGGTATTACAAATATTAAATCAGCAGGTTCTGTAAATGGTACTGATTATGGTACATTCACAGTAGTTGTTAGAGATTTCAATGATACAAACAAAAAGAAGGTTGTATTAGAAACATTCTCTAATGTAAACTTAGACCCTAACTCTCCTAACTACATCGCAAGAGTAATCGGAGATAGAAAAATGTCAATCGATTCAACTGGTAAAATTTCTGAAGCAGGTGATTGGGTAAATAACTCAAAATATGTTAGAATTGCAAACTTAAACGAAGGAGCACCTATTCAGGCAGTACCTTTCGCACATGCAGCTTATACATTACCTATTTCAGCATCTACATTAGTAGGTTCAAAAATACCAGCAGCAACATTGATAACTGCATCAGCAACTCAATATGGTGGTATCGATTTAGATTTCAATACTGATAACTTATTCTACGCTAAACCAATTCCAACAGGAGCAGGTGTAGGTTCTAACTCTGTATTTGGATTAGATGCAGCAAATGGTGGTACATTAGCAGTAGGTTCAACGGCAGCACAATTCGTTGTAGCATTCCAAGAAGGTTTTGATGGTATGAATCCAGCAACTCCAATCTACAAAGGAGCTGATATTACTGCTGGTAACTCACAAGGTTTCAACTTAGCAACTTCAACAGCAAGTGGTTCAGTAGCATATAGTAAAGCAATTGCGGCATTATCAAACGCAGATGAATTTGATATCAATATGGTTGTAACTCCAGGTGTTATCAGAAGATTACACACAGCAGTAGCAACTGATGTTTTAGATATGGTTGAGCAAAGAAATGATTGTTTCTATATTATGGATACAAACGCATTTAGTGATTCAATCGCACAAGCAAACACACAAGCACAAGCTATTGATTCAAATATGGCAGCAACTTACTACCCTTGGGTTAAGACAGTTGATGTTAACACAAACAAATTAATTGCAGTTCCACCATCAGTATTATTACCAGGTGTATTTGCAGCTAACGATAGAGTTGCGGCTGAGTGGTTCGCACCGGCAGGTTTGAATAGAGGTGGTTTATTAGGAGCAGTAAGTGTTCAAAATAGATTAACTCAATCAGAGAAAGATTCTTTATACGAAAACAAAGTAAACCCAATCGTACAATTTCCTGGACAAGGTATTGTAGTATTCGGACAGAAAACATTACAAGATAAGCCTTCAGCATTAGATAGAATCAATGTAAGAAGATTATTATTGACTGTTAGAAAGTATATCGCATCTACTTCTCGTTACTTAGTGTTCGAACAAAACACAGCAACAACAAGAAATAGATTCTTAAACATCGTTAATCCTTATTTAGAATCAATCCAACAAAGACAAGGTTTGTACGCATTCCGTGTTGTAATGGATGATACTAATAATACTCCTGATGTAATCGATAGAAACATTATGAAAGGTTCTATCTACTTACAACCAACTAAGACAGCTGAATTCATTCAAATTGATTTCAACATCTTACCAACTGGAGCAGCTTTTAACGGATAATTTAGAAATTAGATATTTATAATAGAAACAATTAAATAGACAAAAAGATGCCAGAAGTATTAGAGTTTGACAAAATGTTTTATACGAATTTCGAACCAAAGTTGGGTAACCGCTTTATTATGGAAATTGATGGTATAGAATCATATATAATTAAAACCGCAGCAAGACCAACTTTCACTTCAGAGATAGTTGAGTTAGACCATATAAATGTAAAGAGAAAGATTAAAGGAAAATCCAATTGGGATGATTTAGAAATCACTCTTTATGACCCAATCGTTCCATCAGGCGCTCAGCAAGTGATGGAGTGGGTAAGACAATCACACGAATCTATCACAGGTAGAGATGGATACGCAGCTTTCTATAAGAAAGATGTTACATTCTACTTATTAGGACCAGTGGGTGATAAAGTTGAACAATGGACTCTTAAAGGAGCATTCATTTCTTCAGCAAACTTTGGTGAATTGGATTGGGCTTCAAATGACCCACTTTCAATATCTTTAACTCTAACATTTGACTACGCAATTTTAGAATACTAATCTCTAATTGTAAACTTTAAAAATAAAAAGGGGTGTAGAAATACATCCCTTTTTTTATGTCTTATTTAGAATGATTCCAAATTTCAAAAATATTTAACAAAAGACTTGACTTTTGTTGTAAAATGTGTTACCTTTACTATGTAATAAAACGATAAAGATATGAATACTCTCCGATTTAACCGCCACGAATTGTTCTCCGAAAAAATGATGGATTTTCACTCTACTACTCTCCGACTGGTAGAAGATTACCACATAGCTAGAAATGAAAGTTGGTATACCCCACTATACAATATGTTGTGTGGAGTATGGGATGGTTACCTTTACACAGAAATGTTGGAAACGGCTAAACAAATGGGATTACCTACCCACATCACTAACCGAATTGAATTTACTGAATCGTATATTAAACTTTAAAATATAAAAATATGAATGGTATTGACATTAAAACATTAAAAGAAATTGAAGCTGAGTTTGGTAGTTTTGATATCAAACAAGTATGGGGTGGTACAAACGATATGTATCTTAGATTTGGATATTGGAGACGAGTTAATATCGGTAAACTTCAGGAGTTAATTGGAGCCGGTATCAGAGTTGTTGAAGATGATATCGATGATGATGATTGTGGTACATTATATTCCTATAAATTAAAATAAACTTTAAAATATAAAATTATGACTAACGAAGAAATTGTTGCGATGAGTTTAGTTGAGTATGTTGATTTCTTAATAGCTATGGCTGAGTTCAACGGCCATAATGACCCTCATAAGGTCAATTGGGATTACACATATTGGCATGGTGTGATTAGTGAAACTCGCTACAATGAGGCAACTCTGGCGTTAGATTTTAGAGGTATTCATTCTTGGAAATCTAATTATTAAAATATAAATTTTCGTAGTGTTTAGGAAAAAGGAGGACAGAAATGTTCTCCTTTTTTTATTTATATATATTTATATACAAACATTAAGTTATTATGGAAGAAAAATTAGAACAACAAGTTACAAGAGGATTGGGTTCTCAAACTACACAAAAAAGTTATCCATTCCCAACAGAGGTTATCAGTTTACCATCAAAAGGTTTATGTTATCCAGAATCATCTCCACTTGCTAAAGGAGAAATCACAATCAAATTGATGACTGCAAAAGAAGAAGATATCTTAACTTCATCAAATTTAATCAAAAAAGGTATTCACTTAGATAAATTGTTAGAATCAGTTGTAGTTGAACATGGTGTTAACATTGGAGATTTATTAATTGGTGATAAAAACGCTATTTTAATATCATCTAGAATATTGGCATTTGGACCTGAATATGGTGTAACAATAGCAGACCCAGAAAGTGGTGACCCGGTTGATGTTAATGTTGATTTATCTAAAATAAAGATAAAAGAAATAGATGAGAGTATTTTAAATAGAAAAAATGAGTATGATTTCACTTTGCCTGTTTCAAAAACTCCAATTAAATTTAAATTACTTAACCATAATGATGAGATGCTAATCAACAAAGATATTGAAGCATCTGAAAAAACATTAAAGCAGGGTAATGAAATTACTGCAAGATATAGAAGAATCATAATTGAAGTTGACGGAAATAGAGATTTGGGTTATATCAGTAATTTTGTATCAAATAGATTATTAGCAGGTGATTCTAAAGCATTGAGAAAACATATGGGCTCTATTACGCCAGATTTGGATTTAACATTTGAATATGAATCTCCATTGACCGGTGAGAAGGAGGCTCTCCGAATCCCATTTGGGGTTGACTTTTTTTATCCTGCCGATTAATTACTCTGTAGTACTACATCAGAAGATTTTCCAAATGATTTATTTTGCCAATGGTGGATTCACATGGCATGATTTATACTATATGCCTATTAAATTGAGAGATTTCTATTGGAGAGAACTACTTAAAGCAAAGGAAGAGGAAAACGAAACTATTGAGGCTTCAAAATCAAAAGCAAATAATTCTTCTAAAACTAGAAGAAGATGATATTTATAATAGTATTATAATATAAAAAAGCATGTCTAAAAGAATATTAGTAAAAGAAGCTGGTTTAATGGATTTTTTTAAGAGTTTTTTCCAAGCTAAAGCCGATGGAAACGAATCTGAGTGGCTACAAAGATTGAGAAAAGCTGACCCGGACTTAGCTGATGTTTGGAAAGATTACGATGATAAGTTATCTGCTAATATGAGATTGCAACAACAAACTTTGAAGAAATACGGATTGGACACTTCAAAAGTGGATAGCATGATTAAAAAATATGGATTAAAGAATGTTTAATTCATAAATCTGATTTGTAATGGCTAAAAATAATAGTTCTGTTTCAAATAGTGGTAAAACCGCAGAAATTATTGCGCAAGAAAAGATTGTCCAATTAAAAAAGGATGAAATTGCTTTAGATAAGCAAATAGTTAAAAATGCTCAAGAAAAAATAGATAATTTTAAAATATTTGAAAAATCTGGACAAAAGCTAACCGATATCCAAAAGAAGGAATTAGAATATGCTAAGCAAGATATAAAATTACAAGAAGATAAAGAAAAAGCTTTAAAAACCGAACAAAAGCTACTTTCTAAATTATACGAAACTGAGACTAAAAGAAAGAAGTTATTAAAAGATTCTATTACCGATGTAGATGAATTCGCATCATCACTACGAAGTTTAGGGGTTCAAGTAGGTAAGGATAATAAATTATTCGAAGCTATGAATAGCCATGTTGATTCTGTGGCTACTACATTAAATAGTGTAGGTCAAATAGTTGCGGAATTAGGAGATGAACAACAAAACTTACAAAAGCAAGTAATTGGAGCATCTGAAGCATATAAAAATTTAAACACAAATATAACTGTTGCAGGTAAAAAATTAATGCAACAAAAGATGACTCAATCGGAATATAATCAATTGATAAAAGATTCCTATGAAAATTTCGATGAGGTAATATCTAAAATTGACCAATCTACTGAAGCTGGTAAAGATTTATTTAAAATAATGACTGCATCTAAAAAAGAGATGGAGTCTTTTTACAAAGCAGCTCAAAAAAGTGAAAACGCAATACAAGGATTAAATACGGGATTAGACCAGATTTCATCATCAGGTGTTCCTGGTGTATCCGAATTATCTAATGTAATAAAAAGTGCAGCCGAAGGTGGTAAGGGATTAGGACTATCTATATTCGCATTAGGTGCCGCTTTAGGTGCTTTGGCATACAATTTAGGATTTGTTGGTGATAAGGTTGGCGATATTGCTGGTTTTGATGCTGAAATAGCTAAAACAACCGGTGCAATTGATGTATTAGAAAAGAAATTAGCAGCTGGTGCATTTGGTGGCAGAAATTTTGTTGTAGAAAAGGCTATGGCTCAATTCTCCGCATCAATGAGGCAAGCGGCCGCTTCTTTTCAAGCGGCTTCTAAAACTGCCTTATTTGGTAATGCAATTGGTGGAGTTGGATATGGGGCGGCTCAATTACAAATGGCTGGAATAGGTGCTGATAAAGTGGCGGCTGGTATGACAGCAGCAGCCGATGCAACTGGTAGAATGCCAACGGCAAAGATGGGAGCTGATATGGCTATTATGGCTGCTAGAACAGGTCAATCTGAAGAAAGTATAGCTTCAATCAATGAAGCATTTATGAGGATGGATGGTATGAGTGAAACTACTGCTCTTAATATGCAGGAAGGATTACGAAGTATGGCTAAGCAAGCTAATATTAATTTAGGTGGATTGATGACCGAAATGGCAGAATCATCTAAAGATATGTTAAGTTATCAAATTAAATCAGGTTCAGCATTAGCAAAACAAGTAACATTTGCTCGTTCAATGGGTGTAAGTTTTCAGGATATAGCAAAAGCTGGACAAAGTATGGTATTGAACTATAAAGATAGTATCAAATCAGAAATGCAGTTATCAGCTATGTTAGGTAAGAATGTTGACCTTTCTGAAGTAAGAGCTAAGTTTGCAAGTGGAGATACCGATGGAGCATTAAACGCATTAAAAGCACAAGGTTTAGACCCTGCTAAGATGGATATGTTCCAACAACAAATGTTGCAGCAAGCAACCGGTATGGATTTAAACACATTATCTAAGATAAGTAAAAATACAGGTAGAAGTGGAGGAGAATTAAAAGCTGGAGATGCAACAGCTGGAAATAAATCATTTTTAAATAGAACTGTTTCAGCTCAAGCAACATTAGAAGCAACTAATGCAATGATATCATCTGATACAGCTATTAAATTATCTGAGTTGGATACCGCTGAACAAGTACAATTACAAGAAGCTATAAAAAATAATACAGGTGGAATAGCTGATTTAAAAAATACTTTAGCAAAACAAGAAGCATTAAAAGATGCTACAATTGCATTAAAAACTGCTATATACGGATTAATTGCTGGTTTAGCTACATTTGCTGCATATCAAGGAATAAAATCATTGGTTAAACCAAAGGCTGGACCATCATTACCAAAAACATCTGTACCACAACCATCAGGCCCACTTACAAAGAGTGGTGCACCTGATATGAGATTTAAAGCAAATAAATCAGCAGTTGTAGGTGCAGAAAAAGCGGCAGTTAAAGGTGCAGAAAAAGCAGGTGTAAAGGGAATCGCAAAGCTTGGTGCAAAGGGATTAGGTAAAGCAGTACTTAAAAAAATTCCAATAGTAGGAGCATTAGCAGGTTTAGGGTTTGCTTTAAGTAGAGCTGCATCAGGTGATTGGACAGGAGCGGCTATGGAAGTTGCATCGGGTGCAGCTGGTAGTATTCCAGGAATTGGAACAGCCGCTTCAGTTGGTATTGATACCGCATTAGCAGCGAGAGATATGGGGGCATTTGATACGAAACCTGCAGCAACTCCTGCAAAAGCGGCAACTCCAACCTCAACAGCCGCAACAGCCGCAGTTGCAGCAACCGGAGGAACATCCGTAGTTCAAGCTGCAAAAGCATCAGAAAAATGGATGCAAGATAAGTTGACATATATGAGTGGTAATTTGGAAAGAGTAGTTGATAGGACTCATAAAACTATGATGAATACAGCCGCAACAACCAAAGAACTACAAACATTAAATACGAACACAAAGGCTATAATGAACTTAACCAAAACAATCGAAGCATTGACTGTTGCTACATATCAGGGTAAAGGAAATGTTGAAGTAATGATTGATGGTAAGAGAGTAGCATACGCATTTGATAAATACAAAGAAAATACGAGAGGTGGTGACCCAAATTCAAACACTAAACCTTAATAATCCATAAATTTTCTTAAAGGATATTTATAGTAAATAGAATATACTATCAATGCCAACAATCTTAGACTTATTTAAAAAAGCAAATGGTGATAAAGAAGTTACCACTTGGAATGGAGGCCACAAAAACAAAGGTTTGGGTGGTAAAATAACGGATTTTGTCAAAGCAGAAGCTAATCCAAACGGACCAAGAGTATTATTCTATAAAAAATTAGTAACTCCACCATTAATATATGGTACTGATACTCCGAGAATATCTCTCAAAGGTACAGTAGACCCTCCTAGAAGTTTAGCAGTTAGTTCAGCTAAATACATTGGTGATAAAAATGCTACTAAAACTCCACCACTATTAAACTTAGGTTCATTGATGGGTGGTTCAGCAAATAGACCTTCTGATACAATATTTACAAGTGAGACTTCTGCACCTGTTAGTAAAGGCACATTACCTACCGAAGTGGGAGACCATACAAATTTAAAATATGCAGTTGAAGGTGGTGTTGATTATTTCGTAAGTAAAGTTCCAATGGGGCCTAATGCACTTTCGGGTATATTAAAAGGAGATTTAAATCAAATTGGTACTAAAGCAATTGGAGCTGGAATTAGTGCAGCTAAAAAAGCAATAGGTAAAGCAATAACCAAAACTTTAACTAAAAATAGAAAAAAAAATACAAAGCCTGAAACAAAAGAAGGTAAAGCTGGTAGATTATATGCAGGTGGTATTAAATCTGGTGATGGTGATGTTGCAAAGGGAAATGTAAAAAATTCAGAATACTTTACCACATACACAGCTACTACTAATAAATTTACAAATAGAATTCAACATATAGCTAATAAAGCTGAAAAGAGAGATTCTAATAGTGGGTACATAGATTTGGATTCATTTAATCAAAATATATTACAAAATGGTATTATTTTTAATGATAATGAATTAGATGGTAGATTAAATAATTCAAAATTAGGTGCAAGTTTTATCAAAATAAAACCATATGGTACAAATCATACACTATTGTTTCCTGCCGTAATAAGTGGAATTACCGAAGATATAGCACCTGAGTGGAGTAATTTTAAATACATTGGTTCTCCATTTAATGTATATCGTTATCAGGGAGTAGAAAGGAGTTTGAAATTCGAATTTAAATTATATTATATAGATGATGCATCTAAATTAAGTATGATTTCAAATTTAAATTCATTAAAAGAATTAACATTCCCATATAGTGAAGTATCTCATATAAAATATTCTGGTAAAGATGTAGCATTGGCATTTTCTCCAAATTTAATAGAATTATCAATTAATGGGTTATATGAAAAAATATTTGGATTCATTGATAGCTTATCATTCACAGTTGATGATAATACAAGCTGGTCAACAACTGACCCTAATATGGTAGGAACTGGCGATTCTACTCAATTGTATCCAAGTGTAATAAGTGTTTCATTCTCAATGAAGGTAATAGAAAATCCTAAATTAGAAGACCATTTAACAAAAGCTGATACAAAAGTGTATAGGTATAATTTTGATGGGTTAAATGTTAATACAGCAACTGTTAGGGCAGAATCCAAAGAACTTGAGCAAAAAATAAAAGAAATGATTGATGCAAAAATTAGAGAAAATCAACTCAAAGATAACGAACCAATAATTGCACCTGAAATAGCATAATAATGGCAAGTAGATACACATATAGCGAAGTATTAAAAACAAAAGAAACAAATAAGCAGTATTTAGAATCAACTATATATCCAAAAGTGAAAGCTAAAGATACTGATATGTACATTATATCAGAAGCTGGTGATAGATTGGATTTATTGGCACATAAATACTATGGAGACCAAAGCCTTTGGTGGGTTATAGCAACTGCTAATAATATAAATGATGCAACATTTTATGTAGAAGAAGGAATCCAACTTAGAATACCATCTGATATAAATGCAATATTGACCGATTTACAAAAAATAAACAAATAAGTTATGCCATTTCCCTACTTAGCACCATTAAAAGATTGGATAGTAGATGTATTAGAGGATAGAGAAAAAAATCCAAATGATACAAATCTAAAAATGCCTTGGGCAATAATGGCATCTGGTGCATTGGTTGTTAAAACTGATGCAAAAGATGATACTGCTGAGAAAAAGACTCAAAAGTTTAAAGATTTAATATCTGGTACATCACCAGCATCTAATCAATATTATGGATGTATAATTAGAAATGAAATAGATAGAAATTTAAACTATCAAACCAAAGAAACCATAGTTGGTACTGATTTTTTTGGTACACCAATTAAAGTTGAAGGTGAATCAAATCGTAGAATATCCGTTCCTATAATAGAATCGATTGAAATTGATACCGATGGTGCAAATAATACATTAAAAACTGCAACTATAAATGTTAGATGTTTTTCTTTAAAGCAATTTGAAATGTTTGAATTGTTTTTTTGTAAGCCAGGTATGAATGTATTACTTGAATATGGAGATAGTACTTTGGATAGAAAGCAGTATTCTACAAATACA